TTCAGAACTTCGTAGAGGACTTGATCGAGGGTGTACACGATTTTGATGCTCACAGCTTCAAGATTGCACTCACGAACACGGCCCCGAACGTCACCGACACGACTCTCTCGCAAATTACCCAGATTGCCAACGGTAACGGGTATACGACGGGAGGCACGGTCACTACGATCAGTACCAGTGAGACGAGTGGCACGGCTAAAGTGGTCGGTACGGACGTGGTTTTCACGGCATCCGGCGCTATGGGACCGTTCCGATACGCAGTTCTCTATAATGATACACCGACTTCCCCGGCAGACCCGCTTATTGCGTTCTGGGACTACGGTTCCAGCGTAACGTTGCAGGCTACGGAGACGTTTACGGTCGATTTTGACGCTACTAACGGCATTTTCCAGCTGACTTAATCCCGTGGCGCGCGGTCTAAGAATTGGCTACCCCATTCCAGGGGATTACGTCCTTACTGCAGACAGTGGAACGTATAATCTCTCTGGTAGAGATGCCACGCTAACTGTTGCAGAAGCCTCGGGAGCGAGACCTGTTCAACATTTAGTCGTCTTGGAGGATTTCTCGACCTTGAGAAACAACCCCCAAGAGTCTGGCCAAGCTCTATTCAGGGTTTACAACAACGCTGGATCGCATGCTGGCCCGAACCAAGTCTATCTTGGGCTGTCGAGTAATATGTTCCGGGTGGACGTGGGTGCGAACTCCGTATACTACGTCCATTTCCAGCCCTCGCCGTACACGAATGATCCGCTTAGCGTAATTCGTGGACACATCATTGATGGTACGTGGAATGCGCAGATTAATCGTATGCGAGTCATGTACCGTCCGACGATTAGTTGGACTTGGGGCGGTGCAGGTGACAACCTTAACATCGGAACGTACTACAAGACACCCTTGAATGATGGTCAACCTGCAAACCAGGGTGATCACTACTATCACGGACTTGGTACATCAGCGACAGCTAACCGTTGGTTGATTGCAACCATCACAAACAAGCCAGATCACCAAGTAGGTAACCCTGGTGAGTTTGAGCCTATTGACGACTACTTCCATTGGATGACCAGATGGTATATCACTGACTGGGGTCCTGGACGGTTGTCTAACGGTAATGCCGATTACAACATGGACTTAGGTCCTATTGTCCTATACTACGAGCCTGACTCGGACCCCGAGATTGGTACAGTAGCCCTCCACCACAGTGGTACACAGTACAGACTGCAGTGGCACGGTAAACAGGATGTTGAAGTTACGTACGACGTAAGAGTTAGGTACGACGGACAGTCTATGCGCGTAAACGGCTTTGAGTCGGGTACGTTCGTAGGAACTGGCTCTACTCGTGGTGACGACTACCGTACAGTAGCACTGAACTGGACAGCTCCTGAGTCCACGAATGGAGCCTACGTTGCGATCAGAGAGCAGGGTAATACTTTGTTCCGTGAAGAATTCCTACCATACAACCTGAGTCCGACTAATCTAGGATTGGTGGGAGTATAACATGGCAACAAGAGGCGCAGGTAGATATCAATACTCCGGTTCTACAGGACAAACTACACTCACTGCTAGTCTTGGTGCTTCCGGTGGTAATGTTACATCCGGTAGTGTAATCGTCGTTGGTGTCAAATGGCACGGGGTCGATGCCAACGCTACTGTTACAGACAATGTAGGTAACACTTACACAGCATTGACTAAGCGCGTCCATCCGGCCGTCGCTATGCGAGTACAGTTGTTCTACGTAGAGAACTGTATAGGGGATGCGGACCTGGATGTAACAGTGACTTTCGACACTCCTGTCGATCGTCCTGCTATGCACTGGAGAGAGTTCCTTGGGGTAGCTACCTCAGGCTCTTTGGTGGAGGAAGAGTACGGATTCTCGAATCCTGCTACTACGACGGTTGTGATCGGTACTCTGAACGCGACTGGTGCAGGTGCTTTCTTTGCAATAGGAGCCCACAGCTCTACCGGTAACTTCATTACCGATCCAGAAGCAGTAGTAGTCTACAACATCCCAGACGGCTCTGCTTCTCAGGATAGGCTGATCTCTAGTGCTGGTGATTATATCACTGGTTTTGGTCATGCCAGTAACCGTTTGATGCTAGCCGCCGCTGCGTTGTTCCAGGACACTGTTCCTGTTGGATTTACGCTACCAGCGGAGCAAGGCTCCTACTCCTTATCTGGGCAGGATGCTGGTTCGGCACTAAGTCGTGCAATCACGGCTGAGAGAGGGACTTACTCCCTAACCGGTCAAGATGCTGACCTGTTCCTGGATTCTATTGATACTGCGCTCGTAGCAGAGCACGGTGTCTATAACATCCTAGGATCTGATGGATATGCAGACTACGAGGTCAACGCAGAATTTGACACGTATAACCTGTCAGGACAAGCGGCTAATACTCGTAGAGATTATCGTATGCCTGCAGCTACAGGAGTCCATCTCCTTGTAGGTTACGATCCTAATCTCTTGTACTCAGGTTCTGGTCCGAAGGTTATTGTTGCCGAGCACGGTACATATAGCGTAGCAGGTCAAGCTAACTCCTTACGGAGAGCAGCTAAACTGGTGTCTGAGCGTGGACTGTATTCCATTAACGGCTTTGCCGTAGTGGGCGGTGCATCTGAAGACACAGGTACGGGTAGTGGTGGTGTACTGAAAGTACGTAGGGTATTGGTCGTCTCGACGTCTGGTCGGGCACGGTGGGTACACTACATCCCTGTTAAACAGGTCGCAGACGCTGCCGGTAATGAAGGTCGCTACGACAATACTGGGGCCGTAGAGGTTGAGTTGATTGGTTCGGGATCTGGACTCCAAGAGTGGGTCGATTACATCCCGGTTGTTGAAGTTGGGGATGGAGAAGAGTACCGCTGGCGTTACGATAACTCCGGTTGGATACCTATTATAATTGTCGAATAACCTAGAATTAGACTTCGCACTACACGAAGCCCAAGCTATTATCCATAGCTCGGATGCTCGTTTTAAGGTAGTGGCTGCCGGCAGGCGATTCGGAAAGTCCTACCTGGCGTGTATCACACTCCTTCTGGAAGGGCTCAAGGACGAGCATGTCGGCATTCTTTCTGGCAAGAATTATAATCTTAGTCTTAAGGAAGTCTATTATGTGGCTCCTACTTTTGAGCAGGCCAAGAAAATTATGTGGCCTCTCTTAAAGGAGCTAGGTGGTTCGGTAATCAAGAGCACTCATGAAAACACTGCTACGTGTACCCTCGTTAACGGCCGTCGTATCAGTATTAAAGGGGCTGATAGACCTGATACTCTTCGTGGTGTCGGTCTCTCTTATGTTGTACTGGATGAGTTCGCCTTCATGAAGGAAGAGGTGTGGGAGAAGATCATTCGTCCCGCACTGTCAGACGTAGAAGGTAAGGCTCTGTTTATCGGTACTCCTGAGGGTAAGAACCACTTCTATGAGCTGTTTAATGATGCGATGAGGATCGGTCTTCCTGAATGGGAAGCCTTTCAGTTCAAGTCGATTGATAATCCCACACTCGCTAAGAGTGAGATTAATGCTGCTAAAGACTCCATGAGTACGGAGAACTTCCGTCAAGAGTACGAAGCCAGCTTCACTGAGGGTGGTGGTAAAGTATTCAAAGAAGAGTGGTGGCAACTTGTTGAAGAAGCTCCTGGTTACGGTGATTACGTCATTGCAATCGATCTTGCCGGATTTATACAAGAAGGAATCGGTAGAAAGGGAGTCCTCAAGATCCGAGATGAGCATGCAATCGCCGTTGTATATGCAGGTACGTGGGGCTGGTTCGTGGAAGATATCATTCACGGACAATGGGATGTCCGCCGAACTGCACTTGAAATTGTCGGAGCTTATAGAGACTACCGCCCCATTGCGGTTGGAATCGAAAAAGGTATGGCGAAGAATGCCGTAATGCCGTACCTAGAAGACGAGATGAAGAGACTTAATGTTTACTTCACTCCTCACGAGTTGACACACGGTAACAAGAATAAAGCAGACCGCATCAAGTGGTCACTACAAGGTAGAGCAGAGAAAGGTCGTATCTTCCTCAAGAAGGACGCTCCTTGGTTGAGGCAATTTATTGAGCAAGCTAACGATTTTCCAAGCTCCTTGGCGCACGACGATTTGATCGACGCAGTGTCCTATGCGGATCAACTAGCGTCAACAGTGTACTTTAATGAAGAAGAATCCATCCATAACGGGTGGGCACCCCTTGACGAAATAGCAGGATTCTAATGATTGTAGATCCGATCAATAGTAACGCTACGGCGGATGAATCTACTCATCTGGACCCCCTAGCTCTTTGGGTAATGGATCACGTCAACCGATGGCGTGAACATCGTGACTCTAACTATCTTAAACGGTGGGGAGAGTACTACAGGCTTTGGCGTGGTTTTTGGGACCCCCAGGACCAGAATAAGGAGATTGAGCGATCTAAGCTGATCGCTCCCGCTCTCCAGCAGGCTATCGATATGACCGTCTCCGAGATGGAGGAGGCTACCTTTGGCCGTGGGGTGTGGTTTGACGTATCGGACGACTATGAGGATCAGCAGAAAGAAGACGCTACCATAGTCCGAGACCAGCTCCTGTGTGACTTCGAGGAGAATGAAGTCCCTAGTGCTATCAGTGAGACGTACCTGAATGGTGCTCTCTATGGTACTGGTATTGCCAAGATCATGATTGGCAAGAAGACCTTAGGAGATCAAGAGGTCTTCCGAGTGTGGGTTGAGCCAGTGGCTCCCCAAAACTTCGTAATTGACCCAGGCGCTCGCTCTATTGAGGAAGCCCTTGGGTGTGCTCATGAGATAGGTGTTCCTAGGCATAAAGTGCTTAGACGTATCGCCGACGGCTTCTACTACGATGCGTACGTAGGTCCGTGGGATGGCCAGCACCAAGGTTTCAGTGAGCAGGGGTCGTTACTTGTCCGTGATGCGGATAAGAGTGATATCGTGTTCATTACAGAGTATCACGGCCTAGTCCCGGAGAGATTGCTCAATCCTGTAGAGGAAGAGACAGTCCTGGCTGGTGAGGTCGTTAATCCTGATGAGAAGTCGGCAGCAGACCTTGATGATGGTCCGTTAGTCGAGGCTATCGTTACTATCGCTAACAAGGGGATCTTACTACGTGCAGTCGAAAATCCTTACACGCATAAAGACCGTGCGATTGTCGCTTACCCGCACGATACTGTACCAGGACGCTTCTGGGGACGAGGGGTCTCTGAGAAGGGATATAACCCTCAGAAAGCTCTCGATGCCGAACTTAGGGCAAGAATTGACGCACTTGCATACCTCACTTACCCAACTATTGGAGCGGATGCCACAAGACTCCCAAGAGGACTTGATCTTAAGATTAAGCCCGGAAGAATGTTCCTTACTAACGGACGTCCTTCAGAAATCCTTGAGCCTATTGTCTTCGGAAACCTTAATCCAGCTACGTTCCAACAGTCAGGAGACTTAGAACGGATGGTGCAGATGGGGACGGGAGCAATGGACTCCGCGTCTCCGCTAGAGACTAACCGCCGTAATGAGACCATGGGCGGAATGTCCATGATCCAAGGCGGCTTCATTAAACGCTCCAAGCGTGCGATGAGGAACGTAGAACATCGGTTCCTGGACAAGATCATCCAGAAGAGTATCTGGAGGTACATGCAGTTTGCACCAGAAAGATACCCCACGGACTTCAAGTTCCAAGTCAATTCTACTATGGGAATCATGGCTAGGGAGTTTGAGCAGCAAGTGCTTACTCAGATGCTCCAAGTCGTCCCTCCCGAGTCGCCTATTTTTCCGGCTGTCATTAAAGGTATTGTCGAGAATTCGTCGGCTGTTAATAAGAGTGAACTCGTTGATGCCGTAAAAGCAATGATGCAGCCTAATCCTGAGGCTGAGCAGATGAAGCAGCTAATGATGCAGCTTCAGATCCAGCTCCAGCAAGGTGAGGTTGCTAAGACCCAGGCAGAAGCTGAACATGCAAAAGCACAAGCTATCCTTGCACAAGCCCAGGCTCAGCTCGCCCTCGTCAAGGCGTCGCTCGAAGACGAGAAGGTCGAGATCGCAGCCTCCAATACAGTCATCGCTAATAAGAAGACTGAGGTTGCATTGGCTCAAACTAAAATTCAGGCTGCTCAGTCTGCTATGGAGATGAAGCACGACGAGAAGAAGATGCAGCACGAAGAGAGAATGATGGAGAAGGAAGATAAGTTCAAGGATGCAGAGAGAGGACAGAAACTTTCTCAACGAGACGAAAGTCACAAACAGAAGCTGAAACAGCAGAAACAGAAATCAAAGGGGAATAAGTAATGAGCGAAGAAAGCACTAAGAAGCTAGAAGCACTATTTGATCTGACAAGTCATCCTGGTTGGCAATACCTCATCGACGATATGGAGGAGAGGGTAGATGCTATCAAGGAGAGCTTAACTCAGGGGGAAGTGCCAGCTTACGAGCTTGGACTCGCACAGGCTCACGTGAAGGTGTATCGAGAGATCATCAATCTCCGCACTATGATTGAACTTGCTATCAAGCAGAGTCAAGAAGATACCGATCAAGGAGATCGGGGTTATGTCGCGGATTTTGTTTGATTTTGAGTGCTCCGATCACGGAGTCTTTGAAGAACTTGTCCAATCCGAGGATCGGGTAACCCCTTGTCCGAAGTGCGGAAAAGAAGCCCAGCGAATCATTTCCAACGTGCGAATTGATTGGCGAAACATGGGAGTCTCTAGTGACTTCCCTACTTGTGCAGACAAGTGGGAGAAGATGCAGAGACAGAAAGCACGTAAAGAAGATAGCTCTAACCTAGTGATGTACTAGGCAGCTATATATTAATCGTCCTATAACCACACATTAAGGCAGGACTAAATGGGTATTATTGATCCGACGCAGTACGCAAACGACCAGGAACAACTGGCCAAACAACGAGAAAGTGAACTCGATGCTGAGCTTGGTGAAGTCAGGGATAAAGACGAAGCCAAAATCCCGGATAAATACAAGGGCAAGTCCCTTGAGGAAGTTATCCAGATGCACGAGGAAGCAGAGCGCAAAGCTTCCCGGCTAGGCAACGAGATTGGTCAACTCCGTCAGCAAGTACTACAACGTCCGACAAAGGTAGAAGAACCCAAGAAGAAAGAAGTCAATGTAGATACTCTTCTTGAGAATCCTGAAGACTCTATTGAGGCTGTGATCGAACAGTCCCCAGTAGTCAGAAAGCTAAACGAAACCGTAGAATCGGTTGAACGAGACATCCAGAAGCGAAAGTTCGAGAGCAAGCACACTGAATATCAGAAAGACTTGAACGACGAACAATTCTTCGAGTGGATCAAAAAGAACCCGGTTCGGGTTGGTCTCGCTCAATCGGCGGATGCCGGTGATTTCCAGGCCGCAGACCTCCTTTGGGATATGTGGGCTGAGGTCAAAGAAGTCCGTCAAGTTCGAGCGGAGCAAGAGAAAGTAGAGGCCAAAAAGAAGCGCGAAAAGGCGCTCCAAGACGGTACTCTAGAATCAGGTACTGGTAACACCACGGAGTCCAAAAAGGTCTTCCGTCGCAGTGAGATCCAGAATCTGAAGACTCGTGCGAAGCTCGGTGATCGTCAAGCTCAAGCTATTGTGGAAGATCCGACCTGGCAGCAAGAAGTCCTTCGGGCTTACGAACAGAAGAGGGTAATTTAATATGTGCTAATTTAGGAGAATAATATATGGCACTTGGTACTAGTCACGTCACTCTTACGACTGGGGCAGTTTTTATCCCCGAGGTATGGAGTGATGACGTTATCGCCGCGTATAAGGCGAATTTGGTGGTTCGGGATCTCGTTAATGTCCTGAGCTTTGTTGGCAAGAAGGGTGACGTTGTTCACATTCCGAAGCCGACTCGTGGCGCTGCTTCTACTAAGGCGGCTGAGACTCAGGTTACGCTCATTGCAGCAACTGAGACTGAGACGACCATCACGATCAATCAGCACTGGCATTATGCCCGTTTGATTGAAGATATCGTGGCGAAGCAGGCTCTCGATTCGATGCGTCGGTTCTACACGGACGATGCGGGTTATGCCCTCGCGAAACGTGTGGACACGTATATCCATAGCCTTGCCTCGACGTTCCGTACGGGTTCCGCTTACAGCGGTGCCTTCATCGGTACTGGTTCTACGGCATGGGACCCCTCTGCTAATACGGACGCAGGTAATGCTGCGGCGTTGACGGACGAGGGTATTCGTCGGACGATCCAACGTCTTGACGACAACGATGTCCCCGGCTCTAATCGAGTGTGGGTCATCCCGCCTGTCGAGAAGCGTAAGCTCTTGGGTATCAGCCGCTTTACTGAGCAGTCCTTCACGGGCGAAGCTGGTAGTGGCAACCCGATTCGTAACGGTCTCATTGGTCAACTCTACGGCACCCCGGTCTACGTTTCCTCGAACGTGGCCACGGTTGCTGCAGACGATGCCAGCACGGACCAATACGCGGTTCTTTACATGCACAAGGATGCTATCGTGTTCGTTGAACAGATGGCTCCCCGCATGCAGAGCCAATACAAGCTTGAATACCTCGGCGACTTGATGGTCGCTGATACGATCTTCGGTGGCGCGAACGTGCGTCCCGAGAACGGTCAAGTCTTGGTTGTCCCGGCTGCTTAAGCCAACTAGGGTTGGGGGCTTCGGCCCCCTCCCTTCTTTAAAGAGATCCACATGGCTCAAAAGACCTTTCTTTACGTTGTTAACAAAGTCCTAAAGAAACTAAGGGAAGATACTGTCACATCTGTAGACTATAACGACTACTCAGTTCTTGTTGGTGAGTTTGTTAATGACGCCAAGAAAGAAGTTGAGAATGCATGGAACTGGGAAGTCCTGAAGACTCCAGAAGATATTGTTACTACAGGTACAGATCGTACCTACACCTTGACTATTGAGTCTGACGATGCCCGTCTAGCATACGACGAGTGTGAACGTCCTCTAGTCTTTGATACTACCGTAGATGATGAAATGCAGCTCAACGAACTTAGTTGGGATGCCATCACACGACGATTTTATACTGATCCAGACAGCTTGCTGACCCTGGATAAACCGTACGACTTTGCCATCCATTACGATGGGTCTAATTGGATCTTGACCTTTGAAGGTTATCCGGCTGCCGCTCGTACGTACAAGATGTATTTCTATGTCCCCCAGGATGACCTGGAGGAAGACGA